TAAAGTTACGAATTCAAGATAAAATATTTAGACCCACTCAAGGGCTTCTGCGACTGTTGGGAATTGTTCGGAAAACACCTTCTTACATTCCAGAGCAATGTCCATATGCTCTTTCTGGGTGCCATTTTTTTCTCTAAGTTGAATGTAATGAATCCAGTTGCGGCAAGATCCACTCATATAGATGCGTGTGGGCGTCGCTAAGGGCAGTACAAACCGAGCACACTCCTTTGCGACTCCTGCCTCCAGAAGACGCTTGTAGAGGTTGTTAGAGTGGGCAAATAGTTCAGCAATTTCTGCTTGAAATTTAAGTTTTACATAGTCACCAAGATCATCAGTAGAATTCTGACGATTCTTAGTATCTTGACGACGAAGATCTGGAACAGGAATATTTTCAGTAATCAGATTTGTATCAGCATAACGCTGGGAAAACTCTTGAAATGTAAAACTACGGTGCCTTAATATTTGAGCCGCGATACCACGATTTGTTTCAATCTCAAGAGTCATAAATGCCTGCTCAAAAACAGACCAATGATTGTGCTTAATACAATAACGTAACAGACCTGCATAGTTTTCAGAATCCTGATTTGCTGGATTAGAAACTCTCGCAACATAGGCCATTGTTTGTTCTGCATCGGGAGTCACACTGATGAGTTTTACTGTCATTTCTTTCCAAATCCTTTTGATGTATGTGCTTCTAGTTTAGCGATTTCTTCCTCTGCTTCACGAAGTCTTTTTTTCATTTCATGAAGTTCTTCTTCGGAATACATATGATTTTGAGCGACTAATCGCTTCATTAATTTTAGCAGTTCTTTTGCTTTTTTAGTCTGCGTATCCATCGTCATCGTCATAAAGTTCGTCGTAATCTACAAATCGTTCTGTTGTTTTCTCTGGTGCCTTGTAAGCAGAAACATCAGAGTACACTTCTGCTTTGAGAGAATCTACAAGAAGTTCTAGATTACGGACGATGAGTTTGAGTTTGTCTCTGTCCATAAGTTACTATTCTCTTTAGGCATTTTACCATAAAAAAAGAGGGGCAGTCAACCCCCCCGTTTCATTATGACTTGCTTAACAACTCCCTACAAATTCTTTTACAAGTTTGTTTTTCATCATCACACTCAATCAAACAATTAAAATAATCATTAACTAAGTCGTTCTGTTCATTAGATCGTTCTACTGTCTCCTCAAAGTGTTCCCATCCAGCTAGTTGATTGTAAGAGATTAGGTTGTGCATAATAACCTCCATGCACATAGAATAACATAACAAAGGGGTTTTCATTCATACGCTTCACCTCTATATTCTACTACTATCTAGGTGTTTTGTGTTGATTCCTTAACAATAATTTATACCTACGAGTTTATACCTATAAAAAAAGGAGGGTTGCCCCTCCCAGTGATTTACTTATAAAGCCACTGAATGTATGATGACAGTAATATGGTCATCAACGCAATCGCAGCAGTTGAAGATATGATGACTTGTCCCATCACTTTGCTCCAACTAGTTGTGCTAGTTGTGCCTGATGACGACGCTCTTCTTTTTGCTTTTGCTCTTTAATGATTTGAAGGAAGTTAAGTTTTTTCACTTATGCCCCTCCTTTACAAACTTAACACCACGATAGGTTTCGTTGTATTGTTGGGCTTGTTGTTGCATTTGCTGTTGATATTCAATACGCTTTTCGGTATCGTATTCAACACCACGATATACGACTTTAGACATTAGGTTTTCTCCTTAGTTTTTTAGGTTAAAGAGCGTTCCTTCAGTCGGCTTTTGCGTCTATGGGGCAAGTTTTTGGAGAAATCTGTTTGATCTCCCAAATAATATCATTCTTTGCTTGATTGGGAATGTCCTGTTTAAGAACTCTTCCTGCCATTAATTGTGCCTGTAAACAAGTAAGAATGATTGCTTCCATAGATGAACGATCCGTTCCGAGTCGGCTTACTTCCGTCTGGTTTTCCAGATGAACGTAGAGGCATTATACCTCGTTACGATAATTTATACAAGTTTTTTTGTAAAATGTGATACACTTTTAAAAAACTTTAAGAACTCAAAATTTTGCCGGAAAAATTGTTGGCGATCTGGGGAATCACTTCCGCTTTTTGGTTTTGGGTGCTTGATAACCCCAGGTCTTTGGATTGATTGTGCCGAATCCAAAGTCAATGCTCTTCAAGTTCTCACGAAACTTATCCCAATACATATCAAACAATTTGCTTCTGCTACCTTTGGTCAGATCAAAACAAACTCTATCATCTACAAGATACTTCACGATATAAGCATCTCTAGGTGCTTCTTTGGTGCAGACTTCGGCATACGAACCATTCTCAACGAGAATCTCACAACCGTAACGAGTCTTACAGGTTTCTTTTTCTGATGATGTCCAATGGTCCATATGCTTTTCTGTACTTTGTTCTTTCTCAATTACCTCACGACTCACGAACGATTGCCCCACTGAATATCGGGATATGCCTCCATTACAACTTCTTTTGTAAGGTTATATTTGTCCGAAAGTTTCTTGTCTTTGATCAGGCAAAGGATCTCTGATTCCAGTGGATGAAGTCCTTCTAGAATATTGATGAACATTGTCTCACGACGAATGTTATTCAGAGCATCATTACCACCTTTAACAAAGTGATACAGGTTCACATACTCTCTACGAAGTGTGGTATGTCCCTGCTTATCAGTTGCTCCAAGAGAGAATGATCCAGTCTCGTGCATTCTACGAATCTCTTCGGTGATCTTCGTAGAAAGACTGCCACTATAAGAAGTCTGATCAGCATATCCAGAATAAGGAACTGGTCCCTCTGGAAGAACTGAAATCACAGTCTCATCAAAGTTCCAGAGCAGAATCACCTTCAGTGAAATGTGCTCATATTTTTTGAGAACTTCTACCTTCTTAACATTAGATCTTTGCTTTGATACAAGGTCTAGAACCTCAAAAGCAAAAGGATTGGTAGGTAGTTCTGGAATTGGAGTGACCTTAACAGTCTTGGGAGTTGTTTTGGTCTTAGTCTTCGTCGTCGTCGTTGTCATAATTTTCGTCGTCAAAATAATCTGGATTAAATGAAATAGCTAAAACTTCATCGGGAATTACATTACCATTCTGATCATAGAATTCTGGATGTAACTTTGGAATTTCCCGATAGTTCATCATATATTCTCTTGCCACCCAACCTGCCATTACTCCCACTATAAGAAACAATACTGTTAGAAAGGAACCAAAAACTAAACTAACTGCGAGCATTTCTTTTACCTCGGGAAACTACTTTTCTTTTCCTTGACTTAAAGGAAAACTCAAAATAGATGGTTACTTCCCGATTCAGAAAGCAAACCATCTTCTCAAAGATGATGTGGAACGGTTGAGTTTGCTTTCTTTTTCCTCCATTAAGTATAAGTTCAACGCCACGATTAAAGTGGTCTTCATTTTTATTTATGTCAGGACTTGATAATTTGTTGTTCCTTGAGGAATTTGATTGTGTCAACGGATCCTCCTAATTTCTGGTCATCACAAACGACCTGTGGGAAAGTAGAACCCTCACCAAACTCGGCATAGAATTCTTCTTTAGTAAAATGTTCTCCTAAATTATAAACCACAAAGCTATTTCCTGTCAATTCAAGAACTTGTTTAACTTTATAGCAATATGGGCAATCCTCTTTTGAGTAGATAGTGAAATTCATAAGGCATTGAGATTTATAGTAATTTATAATAGAAAAAAAGGAGGGTATAAAACCCTCCCCATTATACCACCAACTCACCTCTCCCACCACAGAGAAGTGGTCTTCATTCCCAAAGTTACAAGGATATTGAAGACTTGAATATTATAAGGGATTCTGAGTCAGGTGTCAAGCAGGTGGTTGTCCCTCTGGTTTTGGATGCTTTTCTTTAACTGCTTCTACCATCTGAACCCATTGACCATTCTCCAAGTTTCCAGATTTGATATCATCATAGAGAAGGTTCAGTTGGTCTTTCCAATCTCCATACTCCGTTTCACGATTACGGGCATAGAGATAGTAATTATAAACTTTTACATCGTGAGCGATTTGTCTTTCAACCTCAGACCACTCTGGTGGTTCGGCGTGATCTGGATCTTCATATCTTGTAAAAGTGCGATTATAAAGATCAAACTTTGCGTTAGGTCTTAAAAATTTAATAGCAGTGTCAACGCCAGGCAATCTCGGTGTGTTTCTCATATGTTTTCAGTAAGTAATAAAGTCATTTACTTGAGTTATTTATTAAAGATTTAGATCGTTTAGTTAGTCTACCTCTTACCCAACCTTCTGGAATTGGTTGGTCTTTATGATGTTTTGTTGTTTTTTCCCCGTTGTTTATCCATATTTTATTTAATCTTTTTTCTCTTTCTTCTTCTGTTATTTTTCTTCCCTTATGCATAGCACTTATCTTTTTTCTTGTTTCCTCACTATGCTTTTTTCCATAAAATGGATTTTTTTCTCCAGCGTGTTTGCCTTTCATAGTTTCACTTATTTTTTT